GCAAAGGCGGTGCGCATGTTGGTGTCGAAGATGGTTTTCAGGCGGCGCGTGCTGCCGAGCCGTACCAGTTTCGGTTCGCCGTCCAGCGGGTCGGTCATGATTTGTTCGCCCCACCATCCTTTGGCCATCAAATACGGTTTTAAACGCTTTTTAAAATCGGCAAACGCCGTGCCGTTTCGCTGTGCGGCTTCGACGGCGTCTTTGACTTCGGCAAGCATATCCTCGTCCATCATCTTGGCGACGGTAAACGCAAGGCTGTGCTGGTACAGCCATACGTCATAATGCGAAAACCCGGGCAGGATTTTCTTGGCCTTGAAATGCTCAAAGGCGGCTTTATCGACCAGCCCCGCGAAGTCGTATTCAATCCCGTCCATCGTCCGCTCCGTCCGCCCAAGCCGCAAGGCCGTCTGAAACCAAACGCTGAATTAAGAGGTTGTCGCCTTTGCCCAAATCAAGTTCGGCCAGTTTCGCTTCAAATTCGGCGTAGTCGGCACATTCTTCCAGCAAGCCCAACACCGCTTCCATTTTCGGACGGGCGATTGCCTGCTCCGCCGTATCGGGCGCGTTACGGGCAAGGCCGTCTGAAAGGCGCAGGCTCATTTTCGCGCCCGCTTGCTGCGGTACAGGCGGTTCGCGCAGTTTGAAATGCGACTCTTCAAAGCCCAACACGTCGCGGTAGTATTCTTCGGTCAATACCAGCTGCCCGGCGTCAAGGTACATTTTGTCGCGCTCGGCACGGGTTTTGTCTATCCGCACCTCGTCGTCAAATTCGAACCACACGCCTTTCGGGGCATGAATCGGTCTGCCGTAGGCATTGTTGACCATGACGGCGGCGTCGATGAAATGTTGGGCGGCGCGGGAGAGCATGGCCAGATAGGAGGCGATGCGTTCGGCACGGTTGTTTTCTTCGGTTTCCTGCGCGGCGCGGCTGCCGGTCTCAAGGTCGCTGGTCTTGACCTTGCCCAGCAGGGTTTTTTGGATGCGGGCGTTGGCGAGGTTTTCCAGCCGTTTGAAGGCCTGGCCGTCTGCGGTGTTTTGCAGGATTTTGATGTCTTCGTCCACGCCCACGGAGGCCGCGCCGCCGCCCATGAAGCGCATGAGCCGCCTCATGAAGCCGTCGTGTTCTTCTTCGCTGTCGCCGTGGATTTTGGCCACGATGTAGGGCTGGGCGTAGCGGGTGATGAATTGGGCGGCAAAGACGAAGCCTTTGCTCCTGAGGGCGGCGGGGGCGTACAGGCGGGCGGCGGCGGCCTCTCCGGCAGGGTTGGACGAGGTGGCGCGGTGGGTGAGGAAAAGGTACATGAGGACGGTGTCGCACTCTTCTTCGCCCGATGCGCCAAGGTAGGTCAGGCTGCCGTCGCGGCGGGGGCGGAAGCGGTCGAGTTCCCCGCGTTTGTTGGAGATTTGGCCGATGCGGATGCCGTCCCCGTCCTGCGCGTAAACGTAGCGTGCCACGCCGTAGCCGTTGAGCCGCGCATCGAGGACGGTTTCGGCCAGCGCGCCCATGTGCCGTTTGAGCATTTTCCACAGGCGGTCTTTGTCGTCTTCTGACAGGCCGTCGCCGTACAGCCGCCACGGCTTGGCCAGCATGGCGGCGCGCAGGTCTTCCATGCAGGCGGCCGCCTCGTCGTCGGAATAGACGGTTTCAAAGGCTTTTTTCCTGTCCACGCCCAGCCTTTCCAGCAGGATGTCGTTGCCCACGGTGTCGGCAAACAGGCCGTCCAGCGCGTCTTCGGCGGCGGTTGTCAGTCGGTTTAGGGCGGCGTGCCGCTTTTTGTTTTTGATTAGTCCGAACATTGTCGTTCTCCGTTTAAAAAAGGGGTTCTATGGGGATGTCGTATGGCCGCAGTACGCCGGCGCGGGCGGCAAAAAGTTCGTTGAAGGCGCGGGAGAGTGCGTCGATTTGGTCGTCGTGCGCACCGTTGGGAAAGAGTTCCATTTCGCGCTTCAGGGCGGCGGTGTCCCATGTGCCGTCCTCCAGTATCAGGACGTTTCCGGCGTTCGCCTGCGCTGCGAACGGTTCGGCGCGTGTAACCTTGCCGCCTGATTCGGGACTTGCCGTTACAGAAAAACCCGCCAGTTGGCGCGTGAGGTATAAGGCCTGCGATTTGCCCGCCTGCCCCGGGTCTTGCGGGATGGAGATTTTGACGCCGCGCCCGTCCGATACGGCGGTGTTTTTCAGCAGTGCGTCGCGCTCGTCGGCCGCGTACCGCCCGCGTGCGATGTGGGCGATGATGAAGCGTCCGTCCGGCAGCCTGCCCAGTTTCGCACCGGCGGTGTAGTCGCCGCCGTCTGCCGTGGAGGCAAAGTCCCAGCCGCGCACCCAGCGGATTTTTCCCGCCGGCAGGGCTTCTACAGCCGTGAGGCGGTGCGGTTTGAACAGGCCGCCCTCCGCAGGTGCCGGACGCTGCATGTACTGCCCGGCGAAGACGTACGGCGCGGCCTCTTCCATGCGCCTCAGGGTTTCGATATCATGTTTTTCAGGCCATAAGGCCGTGCCGTCTTCCCGTATGGCGGGCAGGCAGAGGTGTTCCCATTCTTCGCCGTTGCCGCCCTCGAGCAGCCAGCCCGCCAAGTCGTTCTCGTGCAATCGCTGCATGATTAGGATAATCGGCGTATCGGGGCTGTTTTTCCGTGATTCCAGCGTGTTTTGAAACCAGTCGATGACGTTTTGCCGCCTGACCTGGCTTCGCGCTTCGTCAGCCTTCGACGGATCGTCGATAATGACGCACCCGCCGAATCCTTCGCGGTGTTTGCCCGCGCCGAAGCCGGTAATCGTGCCGCCGACGCCTGTCGCATACATCACGCCGCCCGCGGTCGTCTTCCAATGATGGCTGCTCTCGCTTGCCAGCGCGAAATCGGGGAATATCGCCCGATACTCCTCATGCTGTACCAAGTTCCGAATCTGTACGGAGTTGTTGACGGCAAGCGTTGCCGAATAGCTTGCGTGGATAAACTCGCAATCCGGCACGCGACCCATCGCCCACGCGATAAAGTTCACCACCGCGATTTCCGTTTTCGAGTAGCGCGGCGGGATATTGATAATCAAGCGTTTCGTTTCGCCGTCGAAAACACGCTCAAGCGCGTTGCAAATCAGGGCGTGATGTTCCGCCGCCATCCACGGATAGCCGCGCCGCGCGTAAAACATGTTCAGCGTGAACACATACAGGCTCTCATGCGAGGCCGTACGCAGTGCCGCCTGTTTTTCTTCCGCCGTAAAACTCATCCCGTAATCTCTTTTAAGGCTTCGGACAATGCGCCCTGAAAGTCCTCTTTCGACATCCTCAATTCGCGCGGCGGCGTCATGCTGCCGTCGGAAGATATATTGTCGACGACGACCTTGTCGCTCCAGCCCGCCCGCGCCTTCAGGAAAAAGATAATCGCCGTCGTGTTGCCCTCCCTGCACTGCTCGAACAGCTTGTTGGTTACAATTTCAATCCCTTTGGCGCGCCCCCTTTTTATAGCGGCTTCAAAATCTTCACTTTCTTTCTTCCGCGCATAAAAAGACGTTTCTCCAATCCCCAGCGCGTCCGCAATCTGCGCATGCGTCAAACCCTGCGCCGCCAAATCTTCCACCCTGTCCAAGTCTATTTCTTTTTTTTTCGCCATATCATTCCCATCCGCCGAACAAATCGCCCTGCCGCGACTCGTCGGCAATCTTCAAAATATCCCAAACCCTGCGGGCGGTCAGGCCGTAATCCCGCGCAATCCTGTTTGCCGCACTGCGGGCGGTCATGCCCGCGCCGGTGTAGTGGTCGAAATCGCGCCGCATCATGCCGTCACGCACCGCCGCCAAGGCTTTGGCGCACTTGGGCACGGACAGCCTGCCGTACCTGCCGTACGTTTTGCCGATGCGCAAGGCCGCCTCCCGTCCGATCTGCCCCGCCAGCCATTCCTGTGACTCCCTGCCCTGCGGGGTCGCCCCCATGGTGACGGGTATCACCGTGCCGCCGAAACGGCGCACCAGCGTCAGGGCGGCCTCCGTACCGGCCACCGCAATCAATTCCAACACCGAATCGGGAAGCAGGTGCGCAAACTCCCCGAAACCGTCTTCTTCCGTCAGAAACCCCATTCAACCCCGCACTCGGACCAGCCCTTTTTCATACAACAAAACCAAAGTTCTCTCATTCAAAACTCCCAAATAATGCCAAATTCCTGCGCCGCCCATGCTTGGATGCGGTTTTGGTAATCGGTCATCTCGCCGGTATTGAGGGTTGTGGTCGAAATGCCGATTTGCGAACCGTCCGGCAACTCTTCGCTGCCGATGAATTGGCGTTTGCAGTATTCATGCCACGCATCCTGACTGAACCGTTTGCCGGATACCCATGCCTGCTCAGCCAAGGTCTGATAAATCTTCCACAGTCGGCGGTTTTGCTCGGTACTGCGCTTCGATTTGTACGGTCGGATGCTGATTTCCAAATCAGGGCTTTCTTTCAGCCAGCCTTGCAGGTTATTCCAGATAGTCGTCATCAGCGGGCGCATATTTTGGATTTGCAGGCGGTAAGTTACGGATTGCATTTTTCAATCTCCCTCACTTTTTTCCGATACGTCGCCGCCAGTTCGCGCAAATCCTGCTTACCGTAATGCTTTTCCGACTGGTCGGCCTCGATGCGCTCAGTTTCATGTAGTCTCATTCCAGTACAATACCTCCACTATTTGGCTCATATCTGTTTTGATACTTTGTGGTTTTATGCTTTCTCCCAGTGTTATTTTTTTTACTCGGTGTCCATATCGCATCTGTTACGCTCCATCCACATTTTATTCTTCTAATGATAGTGTTCGAACATACTGACACGCCAAGAGTTCTAGCCCACTCAGCGGCAGTTCTTGTTACACCATTACAAGTGATAGCGTGATAGCTCTTGTGAAGATATTTGTGTTTCTTGACACTTGTTCTCATCACATTACAAGCGCGGCACAATATACGAAGGTTAGATGCATTATTGTTTTCTTTATTTTCATCAATATGGTCCACATGAAGGCTTTCCCAAGTTAATGATTTATTGCATATTTCACACTTTATTTCTTCCCTTTTATATTTTTCATATGCGACATATCGGTGTTCACGAATTAAGCCATTTTTTGTTGCAAGAGGATGGTTTGGCTTGTAGAGCATCACATACCCCTGCCCATCAAGGCACTTATCTTTTCTTTTTCTGCTTAACCTTTCTGTAGTTCCATTTCTCATTTCCCAGAAATAATGCTTTTGACATAACTGTTTTGCTTTATACATTGCTTCATTACCACAACCATCTACCCTACATTTCATGTTCAATCTCCTTAGCTAACTGCTTATATTTTGAAGTTAATTCACGCAGTTCCTCTTTCGCCCACTTCCGCACTTCATGGTCGGTCTCTAGCTGTTCCACCCGTTCCACACCGATGCGTTCAATCAGTCCGATACGGTAGCCGCGCAGGTTGCCGCTTTCGTACAGATTGCAGCGCACACAGCCACCATGTACATTGTCCTCATCAAAACGCAGCTTGTTGCTTCTGCCCGCCGGCACATAGTGGCAGGCTTGGAAGTTCTCTTCCCACGGCTTGCCGCAACTGATGCAAGGCTTGCCCCTGTCCCTCAACCTGATATAGCGGTTAAACGCCGCCTGCGCCTTTTTCGTCAGTTCCGGTATCGTTTCCAGCTTGTGCCGCATCGCCGCCGTCCTCGCCCGCTCCTTGCGCTTGGCTGCCTGCTCCGACTTGATGGCCTCCTTGCGCTTCTGATCGCGCTGATACCTCACCCCACAGGCCGGGGAGCAGACAAACTGCAACGGCCTCTGTTTTTCAAACACCGTGCCGCATACTTTGCATTTACGCTTGGCCATTCCGCCTCTTCCTTATCTCTTCTACCGCAATCGCAACCAACCCCAACACCAGCCCGACAACCGCCGCGCCCGTCAGCCAAATCAAACCCACTATTCCCGTCATTTTTTCCTCTCAAACCATTCAATCCGTTTTGCCACTACCCCTTCGGAGGCCGTCTGAAACTTTCCGCTCTCGCATACCGTGCGCCTGTTCAGGTACCGCCATTTATCCACCGTCGGGCAGGTCAGATGGCCTTTAAACCCCTTGGCCGCCGCATCGCGGAAATCGGCATGGGCGCAGTGCAGGCAGGTTTCACGCACGATGACTCTCCCAGTCGAAGCTCAAAATCTCGCCGCCGTCCTCCTTCACACGGTCGGCAATACGCCTGCCGACCGCCTGCATAAAGCCTGCGGCATCCAAGTTTGAAATTAAAACCGTCGGCTTCAGGTTCTGATACCGCTCGTTGAACACATCGAACAGGGCCTTGCTTTCCGCATCCGTGCCCGTCTGCACCCCTACCTCGTCGATAATCAGCAGGTCATAACCGGCGAAATCCGCGATAACCTGCGATTCCGTAACATCGCTGGAAAAACTCTTGGCCTCGCGGACAATGCGGTTCAACTCCGAAACCGTCGTAAACCTCGCCGTCTTGCCCAAGTTTTTCAGCAGATGATTGCCGATTGCACAGGCCAAATGCGTCTTGCCCGTTCCGGCATTGCCCAGCAAAGCCAAACACCGGCCGGAATGTTTGCCGTCGTTGAACTCAATCGCATACGCCTTAACGCGGTCGGCAACATACCGCTGCCCCTCGTTACCTTCCGAAACCTCGTAGCCCTTCACCGTCTTGCCGACGAAACGGGGCGGGATTTTCGAAGCACCGATACGGCGTTCAATCTGCGCATTCACCCATTTCCTCCGCTCGGCCTCACGTTCCGCTTCGGCCTGCCTTTCGCGTTCCGCCTCTTCCTCCTCGCGGCATTTGGGACAGCCCCGCACAAAATGCTTGAAAACCTGCTCGGTGTAATCAATCCCATGTTTTTCACAACGCTTTTCCGTCTCGGAAATCGGCGTGAACCAATGACTGCCTTTCAAAATTTCGCCCACTGTCGCCATGTCAGAACACATCCTTTGCCAAGTAAGCCCCGCCCTTCATCGGCGCGGGAATGTCGTTGATGCGGTTCGGCTTTGCAGTCTGCGCGGCACCGCCGAAGGTTTTGTTTTGCAGCCATTCGGCCCGGAAACTGCCCCAGCCGTTGCCGATGGCGTACAACACCGCATCCCGTGCGGCCATCCCGCATTTTTCCGCCTCCCCTGCAATCAGGCGCATTGCCGTTTCCGTCAGCGGCTGCCGTTTCGCCTTGCGGATTTGCAAAAAGTCCTCCGCCTCCTGCCCCGTGATGCCGTGGGTCGCAAGCAGCGCAAGCTCAATCTCGTGCCTGGTCGGTTTGGCAGGTTTTGATTTTGCCGCCCCCGCACGTCTCCCCGTTTCTGCATGACTGGCAGGAGCGTGCGCGTCCGCGGCAGCGGATGCGTGTATATTGTGTTTTGTATTAGTGTGTTTTGTAGTGTGTTTTGAAGACCCCCCATTTTCGGGGGTGGTAGTACCCCCGTTTTCGGGGGGTGGGTAGTCCCCATTTTCGGGGGTAGCACCGTTTTTCGGGTGTACCCCATTTTCGGGGGTGGTAGTACCCCCGTTTTCAGGGGGTGGGGCAGGCATATTCAGACGGTAGCCGGTTACTTGGCCTTGCCGTTTGATGGAGATAATTAAGCCCAATCCCTCCAACTCTTTCAGCGCATCGGTAACGGTGTCATCTTTTTTGATACCGGCCAGCGTTTTGAACTGGGCAACGGGGATGTAGTCCATTTCCTTCTGCCATCCGGTCGTTTTGCGCACAATGATGCCGTAGCATTTCCACGCGCTGCCGCTCATCCGGCAGAGGAAATCGTCCACTACTGCGTTGGCTATCTGAAACGAATTTGGAATGTATTTCATTTTCTGTCCTTTTCCGCCATTCCCATCAGTCTTGCGCTCATACTTCCACCCCGTTTTCAACAATCGAGTAATGCGTAACCGGCTGCCTACAACCGTCCACCTTCAAACGCGGCTTGGCAAACACAAAGCCCGCGCTTTCCAAGTCCGTGATTCGTGCCGCAAGCTGCGTTACCTTCAGCTTTTGATAAGCCTCCAGCGACGTGATACAGCCCTTTTCGCGGATGTATTCGACAATCCGCTTGCATTGCGTCTGTTTATCGTCCATAATCAAACCTCACTTCTAATCAAATTCCACCACCCCGCGCCCAAACGCGGGGCTTTTTTTGGCCGGCACATTCACGCCCCGTACCGCTTGGCAAAGCGCGACCAAAGCCGCTAAGAGCCTTGCCGGTTCCGTTCTGACTCAGGCACCGGACAAGAAAAAATCGAAATAATCTGCCGCTTCGGCAGCGTGATTGCACCGGCGGCCTGCTGCGTTTCGCGGTTCAGGCCGCCGACATGCGGCACAATCGTCAGCGTCGTTTCCGTTTCCGCCGCGACAAAGCCGACCGACTGCACAAGGCTGGTTTCCCGCTCCACCTCGTCCAGCATCTGCCAGCCTTCGGGACAACCGAAAGCGTCCTCCCACTTCACCAGCACAATCTCCATCTCAATCCTCCTTCAACTGATGAATTTTTCTCAACTTATCGACAATTTGGTAACGGGGGTTTTTTCTTTCCCCGTTTGCCAGTTTGTTGATAAATTCAGGCGAACATCCAACATGTTTTGCAATTTCATGCCCGCTCATCGTTTTTTTCAGGTCATGAATAATTTCCTGCGGTGTTTTTAAAATACTCATTTACTGCCTCTAAATTGATTTTGCTCAATTATAAGTACTTTTGTACTATTAAATCAAGCACCAAAGTACTATTTTAGATAAGTACAATAGTACCGACCAGATAGGAGCTTGAAATGGAAGAATTAAAAGAATTTAAAGACCGCTTGAGAAAAGCGAGAATTGAGAAAAATATAAGTCAGGTTGAATTAGGGAGACTGACAGGCGAATCTCAATCGAAAATCGCCGCCTTGGAGTCAGGAAGAAACAAAAAGCCGACAAATACCGTCCAGTTAGCCGAGATATTAGGCGTTTCAGCCTATTGGCTGGAAACAGGCAAAGGGGAAATGCACCCTTCCCCCGCCCAAAACGAAATCAAAGACATCCACCGCCCGATGCTGTGGAGCAGCAACGACCCGCTGCCCGAAGACGACTACACCTTTGCCCCCTACATGAAGGAGCAGGCATTTTGCGGCGGCGCAGGCGCGTTCGAAATCCCCCACTACCACGGCCTCCTCCCCCC